TTCCACCTGCTGCACCAGTTTGGCAGTCAGAGAACCAAGGTTGGATTGTTTTTTAAGATTAGAAAAAGACATGGATTAAATCGGATTTGGCTTGTGTTGTGAACACCCCTGAATAATACTACGTATCCTCAGAGGCGTCAAGTTCTCCGTCACGGACTTTTCTCAGAGTTTCTTTCATATTCGTAAACACCTGTTCTACTGATGCACCTGGTGGCATACCAAGTAATGCAAGAGAGTCTCTCATATCTTCTACAATCTGATGTGCCTTCGGATCGTCAGACAGTTTCATGCGGGTATACATGAGTTGTTGTTTCTCCAACAGAGTTTCCAGCAGTTCTAATTGTTCTTGCTGTTCTTCTTCATTCAAAGAGGGGAATCGCATGAATCCTCTCTGCAGATCGAGTTGCAGATCTTCGATGTCCTGCATTCCTTTGCGAACAAAGTCAGATTTAAAAAACTCACTCACAGTGCGACTCTCCTTAAAATTTCTTTATATTTTTGGGTATCGATATTATTTAACAGAAACGGTTTATACTTGTCAACCTTAAGACTTATGGTTTTCCACACAAAATCATCAAGTTTACCGTCAAAATCTTTCTTGTAAGACAGGATAGCATCGAGAATAATCAATGACTCTACAGATACATTTTTTCTCAGATGTTCTTTAACAAGGATGGGATGACTACCACTCTGACATTGAAACACAGAGTTGAAATCCTTACCATCAAACAACTGTTCCATCTCCTGTCGGAACACATAACGCAGACTCTGCACTTTCTTTTGCCAAGTATGGTATTGTTCTTCCCCTACCTGAATGATCTCACCGATCCACATCTTCTCTGGATTGTCACATTGTGAAAAGATTGCGGTGAAATAATCAACGATCTCTCCGTCCTTCTTTTGACGGGACATCTTTTCAAAAAAATATTTATCCTTTCTCTTATTGAAAGAGGCGGTAGACGCTCGCGTCTTACCGCCGTACTTGAAGTAATCGAAGTTATCCTTCGTGAAATGATTTTTGAATGCTAGATAAGTCCTATAGCAATCAAACGCAGTCATAAGGGCAGTCTTGCGCGTGATGTTTTTTTGAGGAAATTGAGTTCCTGAGCTTCCCATTTCAGTTTCTCCTTCAGAGGTTTTGAAATGAGTTTGGGCACTGAATCCAGTTCGATCGCATTCTTTTCACAATAGTAGATGATTGCATCAATATAACTCATTTTGTCGTTAGAGACAATACCTTCGATCTCCTGTGCGAACCTTGCGGAACACAAGAACTTCTTTTCTAGAGCCTTGTTGATGTCATCCATTAACCACCATTCTGTTTTCGACAAAGTTTTTAACATAATTCACCAAGAGTTTAATAAAGTCACTTTTGTTGCGTTTATCATAAATTTGAACCTCACCACCAGGAGTTACCATAATTGTAATGAGTTTCTTGACAGGAATGCCAGTCAATTCGTAATACATGCACGCATATGCAGTCTCTTGGACAAAGTATTGTTCAATCCATTTTTCAGGTTTGATCTTATCGGATGTCTTGAAGTCAATGACTGCAAGTTCTCCTTCATACTCTGCGATACAATCCACTCGGCCTGCAAGTCCCAGATACTCTGAGTACAAAGTCCTTTCGATTGCATGGATTGTACCTATCTTATCAAGATAAGGTTTTGCGTGGTGGAACATGAACTGAGTTGCGGGAAGATAGTCATCCCATTTCAACTCTTTGTTTTCTAGATACGCCTGAGCGGCTTCGTGAAAATCTGTGCCCCTGGTTGTGGCTCTTTTTGTAATACGATTGGCTTCCTTATCACCTACCCGTTGTCTCCACTTAATGAAAACGTCTCTGTTGTAGAAACTGGTGACTGAAGTAATAGAAGGCACCCAATCACCATTGGGTAACTTATATAGGCGCATTCCATTGGTCTCTTTTTTATCTAACTCAAGATCACCGAGGTGATTTTCAACAATGAACATTACATACCTAGAGCAAGTTTCCTAATGAGATACTCCCGTACAAGACCAGAACGAACGATGTCATTGACATTGAACTCTACCATCTGGAAGAGTTCAGGCATCTGTTCCAGGATCTTCATGAAGTCCAGGATGCCATTCTTTTCATGAGTCTTCTGCAAGTCTGTCTGAGTTGCGTCACCACAGAAGATGATCTTACAATCTTCACCACAACGTGTGATGATAGAGTCAAGTTCATGGAAGTTGAGGTTCTGACACTCATCAACCAGAACGATAGCTTTGTCAATCGTAGTACCACGAATGAAAGAAGTTGACCAGAACTTTATAGTCTCCTGCATTTTCAGGTTACCATACAGCATCTCAAAGTCAGCATCAGTAGCCATCTCAAACATATATTTTACCATATGTTTGTATGGAATTTGGTATAAAGACGACTTGTCTTCATGATCACCAGGAAGGAAACCAATCTCCCGCGTCGAAACAAGAGAGCGAACCACATACACTTTATCGTAAGGAGTGTATTGATCAAGCACGTCTCTCAATGCAAGATACAATGCAACGAACGTTTTACCTGTTCCAGCTGCACCATATGCAAAAATATTCTTACCCTCTTTGTATGAATCAAAGAGAACTTTTTGATTGTCCGTAATCGGTTCAATTTTTGTCAACAGATCAGTGTTGATCGGTTTCTTCCTCTTCATTTGTTTCGCAGTCATTCCGACGCCAATAGGTGAGTTTCCTTTTCTTGCCATTAGTGATTGATTTTGGTAACGCGGGCTCCTGGTGCTTTGGATGCTTTATGAAGTACATCATTCCATCCTGGGTTTTTGGCGATAAGTCTATCTCGCCATTCACCTATCTCTGTACACGCAGGTGCAGTTGAAGGATCAGACCAGTCTCTCTGCCAGTCTGGGTTATTTTCACACCATTGAGACCACTCTGTGATACTCATCCTCACTTCTTTCTGTTCACCAGTTTCTTTGTTAATTACAGGATATGTTGCCATGTTTTGGATCTTACGTAGTTTTATTTAGACCCACTCAAGGGCTTCTGAGACAGTAGGAAACTGTTCGATGAATACTTTCTTAGCATTCTCTGCAACCTGCATGTGTTCCTTCTGAGTACCATTGGCAGTCCTCAGAGTGATGTAATGGATCCATGACCTACATGAACCTGTCATGTAGATTTTGGTTGGCGTACAGAGTGGAAGCACATTTCTTGCACATTCCTTTGCCACACCACTATCAAGCATCTGTTGATACAACGCCATAGAAGAGTCAAACAGAGTCTGCATTTGCATCTCTAGTTTCTGAGTGATGAAAGGGTCAAGGTCATCAATAGAGTTTTGACGATTCTTTGTATCTTGACGGCGTAATTCAGGTAAAGGAATTTTATTACTAAGCAGAGATGAATCTGCATACCGTTGAGAAAATTCTTGATATGTAAAACTTCTATGACGCAAAATTTGAGCAGCGATTGCCCTGGTCGTAGAGATCTCCAAGGTCATTGTAGACTGCTCAAAGACAGACCAATGATTATGCTTAATACAATAACGTAATAGACCTGCGTACTTATCATTTTCCTGGTTACTAGGATTGGAAACTCTGGCAATATATGCCATGGTTTGTTCTGCGTCAGGAGTGACACTCACAAGTTTTACATCAGTCGGGGTAGCCATCATCGTCCTCAAAAATTTCGTCGTAATCGGTAATATGTGGTGCGATCTCTTCGTATTTGTATGAAGATACGTTGGAGTAAACTTCAGACTTCAAACATTCTACCAGAGATTCTAAGTTACGAACGATCAGTTTCAACTTCTCCTTGTCCATCGATGTCTCCATAATTATTCAAAAGTTCAGAAATAATTTTTTCAGTACCGTTAATATTTTGAATCTCATAGAAGTTTGTTTTCATATACTTCTTGAGTTTCTTGTATTTTTTGGTGAGTTTGTTCACCTCTTCCATATTGAGGTGAACGCTTTTCTTTTTTTCATTACCATCAAAACCAAAACCAATACTCATCGTTCTCTCTTCTTCTTAGGTTCGGGTTTGGGTAAGTTCCACAGTTTGGGATTGATATTTCCGGGACCAAAGTCAATGGAGACTACGGAATTTGTCCCAAACTTGTCATAATACATATCAAACAACTTAGAACGTTTTGCCGTTCTTACCAAGTCTCTTCGAATACCTCCGTCAGGACTACGATAAGTAATCAGATATGCGTCGGTTGGATATGAAGAATTAGTGGCATCAGTTTCATTGCAATTTTCAACAAGAAGTTCTGTGGAGTAAATTGTTTTGTGATCCTTCTTATCTGAAGGAGTCCAATAATGTTCCTGCATTACTTCTTCTGTTGTTTGGACTTTTTGAGTCATGTTCAACCTCCTCGGTTACCCCATTCGATATCTGGGAATGCTTCTTCTACAAGTGGTCGTGTAACTTTATATTTTTCCGTCAGGTTCTTGTCTTTCACTAGACAAACAATATTAGCTTCATCTGGATGAAGTCCTTCAAGAAGTTGAAGGAACAGTTGTTCTCTCTTGACTGCACGAAGGGAGTCATTACCACCTTTCACAAAGTTGTAAAGAACTTTCCACTCATGTGCAAGGTAGGTGTGTTCAGTGCCTGCAGGTGCCTCATTCTTATCGTAAGGAACTTCGCCTGCAGGCAGAACAGATACAACAGTGTCATCAAAGTTCCAAATCAGAACAGCCTTGAGATGCAAGGACTCATTCTCTTTCAGAACTTGAATTTTTTTGGCTTTAGTTCTCTGTTTGGAAACCTTTGCAAGGACTTCACTCAACAGAGGATTACTTGGGAGTCTTGATTCACCAAGTTCGGGATGTGTTTCAGTCATGGGCATAATTAATCTTCTTCGTAGTCCTCATCTAAATCAGAATAAAGAAAGTTGGAATTTTCAACACGGAAAGTGATGATCTCATCTGGAATTACATTGCCCTGTTCATCAAACATCTCAGGATGCAATGGGAGGGGAGTGGTTTTATGGATGTGGTCTTTGTACAACCAGCCAATTATACCACCAACAGCAAGGAAAAGCACTGACATGAGTGTGCTCAAAGTTAAGGTGAGTGCTAACATTTTTATTTCTCCCAGATTAAGTTTGGTCTCTTGTGGTGTTGGGGGATCCTCCTTCCTTAACATTAGTTCAACACCTTTATTTATTCTTAGCTTTGGGTCGTCTTCCCCGTCTGCGGGTCTTTTCATAATTCCAGGCATCTTCAAGAATTTTATACAAATAATTTCTAATTTTTCTTGCCTCTGGTTTGGGGATGAAACCGTAAGCTTCACGAAGTTGTTTGTGAAGGTTATCATTCCCACCTTCTAAGTACAAATCCAAATCATCAATCATTAATGACAGACTTGCAGCTGTCGAACTTTCTATGAACTGTTTGATCTCAGGTCCAGTGATCTTTGCAGATCGGAGATAGTGATCAAAATCAAAAACATACTTTCTCTTTGTGAAAACGTAATCAATAGCGGATTCTACAACTGCATCTAGGTCGTCCATCAGATTAGGTTTTTCTCCTGGAGAAACGATACGGTGTCCATACACCCTCCAATTGATTTATCATCGACAACAATTTGAGGAAATGAACGATCATGGCCAAACAAAGAATAAAACTCATCCCCGGTAAAGTCAACCCCTAGTCTGTTGACCACATATTTTTGTTCAGCAAGTTGTAAAACCTGAACTATCTTATTGCAATATGGGCATCCATCCTTTGAATAAACAGTGAATTTCATTCTTCCCCCTTTGATTTTTCATACTTGTATTTACAAGCTTGTCTTGCCCATGCGCGAGCGAGACTATCGGTTTCCGAACAGGGAGTATCGTCTCTCCCACAGTATGGACAACTCATATTACTTCAATGTGTGATAGAAAAGTTTTGCTGTTCCACCATATGGATTGAGCTGATTCCCAATCATCGGTGGTGAGTTCATCTCCAGATTTTGAAATGACTTTGTATTTGTGGCGATCATATGGATCGTCAGATGTTTGGGTGAAATACTGAGGATCACTCGGTTTAATTAGATTGTAACTCATAATCTGTTTGTAACTTTGTCGGTGACTGCATCGATGACTTGATTCATAAGATTGATGTCAATGTTCATAAACGGTGGGATAATTCCAATGGCTCTGAGGAACCCATCAGTGAACGCAGCAAGAAATAAAATTCCAAGAGTCATACTAATCAAAGATGCATTGCGGTTGTGTTTCCGCATTGCATCATCAATTGCATTTTTAATCAATCTATCAACCTCCTCCTTAGTATAACAATGTGGAGGTTGAATTTGTTCAAATCGATGAGCCATTTACAGACTCCCAATCGCTATTGAAAATCTCAATGCCCTTATCAGTCAGCATGTGATCATACATCTGATCAAACACCTTAGGAGGCATCGTACAGATCTGAGCACCATTATACCAGGACCTAACAGCACGTTGAACACTACGGATAGATGCAGAAAGAACTTGAGTTCTCACACCGTGAATACGATACAGGTCAGAGATTGCT